ATCCTAGGAACTTCTTTGACATTAAATCCTCTTTGAACGAAGGCCGAAATAGGGAGACGATAGAACACAGCACCGTTCTCCATAATAGCATGAAAGAGGATAGGACGTCCTGTAATCGATGCCAGGCCAAATATAATACAGTCTTCAACTTCTCCATGATGTTCTTTGAGATCATAGAGATATTCTCTCCTGATCTGTGCGTAAGTCACAGGAATGTTTGCATTCAGATAAGCCATTTATCATAAATTATTTTATTAAAGCGATTATTGCAATAACGACTATAACTATAGCGATAGATTTCTGCTTATTAGCTTTAGCCCATGTTATTACTTTTTTTATATGGTCCATAGTTTTCTCCTTGTTTATTTTATTGTACCCCAATTTGTACCTTTTTTATAGTTAACTTTATTAGGTATCAACAAAATTGCGGCTTTTTTCATAGTTTCTTTTATTATTGTCGCTTTTTCTTCATTGTCAACTGATATACAGAGTTCATCATGTATTTGTATATGAGGCACAATTCCCTTCTTGTATAATTCAACCATTGCTTTCTTTGTCATGTCTGCGGCCGATCCTTGTATTAATCTATTCAAAGCTTTATAAGTAAAAGCAGGTCTATAATGCTTTTCAAAATATTTACAATCAGGATCATTTTTAGCCAGACTTCTGGATCTATTTGCTAAATAATGGTCTTCTGCTTGTTTCAAAGTCATGACTGGAACAGGATTTTTTACAATTTGTTTTCTGCCATCTTTCTCTTCATATTGGCTATAGACAAAAATTCCTTTTTCTTTGTCCCACTCTTTATCAATAGGTTCCCATTTATTAAATCTGCAGAATCTATCTTCTAATGTAAAAATGTTTTTGTTTCTTTCTGCAAATCTCTGTAGACCGTTAGACAGCTCTCTTACAAAAGGTACTTCTCTGTGATATTGGTCAAATAATTCTTTTGATTCTTCGCTATCTAATTCTAATGATCTTGCTAATTTATTTCTCCCCATACCATAAAACAATCCTAAGTTAATTGTTTTTGCTTGTTTTCTAGTTATCTTAGCCATTTTTGCGACTAAGGCGTGAAAATCTGTTGTAGGATTTTTTTGATATTGTTCTGCTAGATTTTCAGCTCCTCTCATTCCGTTTTTCAGGGCGTAATGTACAACCAGTCTTGGCTCCTGCTGGGAATAATCGAAAGAACCCCACTCTTGTCCTTCTTCAGGCAAGAACAATGATCTAATTATATTTCCATATTTTCCTTTGCCTGGAATCTGTTGTAGGTTTGGATTTCTCATTGAGAATCTTCCAGTTACTGTTCCACCTCTTTCTGATCTAATTTGATTTATCTCGGCGTGAATTCTACTATTCCCTTGTTTATCTATGTGTACAAATTTTAAAATACCTTCCACAAAAACGTTGATTAGTTTATCATATTGTCTTGCTCTTGCAATCAATCTTAAGTAAATATTTGAGTGGGATTCTAAATAATTTTTTGATAGACTAGCTCGCCCAGATTTAGGAGTTTTTTTATAGTCTTTAATATTCTGTTGATCTAATAACGTTTGTACAGAACTAGCTGCCCATATTTCTACTGCCATTCCTGTTCTTTTCTTTATTCCTCTTATTATGCGATCTTTTCTTTTTTCTAAATCTTTTCCTAAAGTTTTAGCCTTTTTTTCATCTATTCTGACTCCTGTAAATCTCATGTCAACAAGACAGGGGAATAGATTAGTCTCTAAATTAAATATACTTTCCAGTGTTTTTTTACCCTTACTTTCTGTTTTTATTGGGGTTTTTATAATTTTTTCAAATATATTCCAAAGTCTCAATGTTAGATCAACGTCTTGCTCTGCATAATCTTTAACTAAAGAATACGGCAACTTGTGCATGTTCGACATTGGGTCTGATATACCGTGATCTTCTAAAGCTTTGTCTGTAAGGTCATATTTGTATTTAGAGTCATTTAAATAGTCTTTTGCTAAAGAGTCTAAGCTGTATTTCATTCTATTTTCATCTATGACAGATGCGGCGATCATAGTATCAAGGATAGGCCCTTTTACCATCATTCCTGTGGCTGCTCTTATCCAACATACATCGTACATTGCATTGTGAAATACTTTTGTAACTTTTTCGTTTTGAAATATTTTTTTATTTAAATTTCTCCAGACTATGTTTTTTGCAAGATTGACTCCTTTATGTGCTATAGGAAAGTAAAATTTTTTATCTTCATAAGCTAGAGCTATACCAACTACCTTCCCTTTATCTGGATTTGATATACTTAGAATGGCCCCTGATCCGTGTTTCTTCAAGTCTGGATCATAGGTCTCTAAGTCGACAGCAACAACGCCACCATCTTTTATTTTTACCTCAGATAACTCTGGTATCATTTATAATCCCTTTCAATAATCATATCTATAAAATGTTTTGCTTTTTCCAAGTCTTGCTTTCCACCTTTATGAGGATGTCGACAAATGTATTTAATAACATTTCCTTCAGGAAAAGCCATCCTATTTTCAATCACAAACCTACTCGGTTGAATTTTCATTTTTTTATAATGAGTTCCACCAATTTGAATATCGTATGGGTTTACAATGACATTCCGTTTTTGCTTTTTATTATCCATAATGTTTTCCTTGCTCTTGAACATGCCACGTATTTTATTCTTTTTTTCGTAAAATCCTCCTCCTCTCTTAGTATAGTTAAATCGACAATAGCATTATCAAATTCCTTTCCTTTTATTGTGTGTATATTTTCTAAAAATATTTTAGGGTTTCTTACTGAATCTCCATCTGGGTCAGATCTTATAACAGCTCTAATAAAATTTTTCATTTCAATTGTTAATATTCTATTAATATTTTGAAAATCATCGGAGTTTTTGACAATTGGGTCTAAAAATTGGTTTTTAATTAACCATTCAATATCATAGTTTGTTTTGTCAATTTTATCTAAATTATTCTCTGAATAATTTTTTCCTAAATATTCAGGAAGTGTATTTTTTAGTATTCCTTTGACAGCTGCAGGAGTGAGTTTTTTATTTTCACTAATTAATTTTTTAAATTCTCTCTGATTTTTTATATCTGCGGTAGGATACTTGAACTTAAATTTATGGTGTTTATCAACTATTTTAAAAGGTACTCCTAGTTTCACTAGGTATTTTATTGCCGCTTTTGGTTCATTACCTCTGTACGTAAATGCAAAAGTTTCGTCAGTTTCCGTCAGTCTTTTAGTGAGTTCAGCGAGATGAGGATCTTGTGTTAGGTTCATCATTTCATATAGTTCACCTTCTACGATTTGATCATTTTCTTTTCTAGGAGCCCACACTCTTTTGTAACCGTAATGATCCCATATTGGTTTAATTATTTCTTTACAGTATTCGTTGATGACTCTTGGGCATCTAAACCCTTGTTCTAGCTCTTCTTCTGGATGAGCAAAATCTTTGTGAAATTCATCAGGATTGGCTCCTGCAAATTCAAATAAAGATTGATCGGGATCACCTGCTTTATAAAAATATTCTACACCTGCAGCCATCTTTTTCTCAGCGGCTCTCTGTATTACACTTGAGTCCTGAGCTTCATCAACAATTAGAACTTTTATACCTAAATCTTCAGGTTTTATTTCATCAGAGTTTGTAAAATGTTCAATCATATCTTGGAAATCTAGTATTTTTTCTGCACGCTGATTTATTTTTTTATTGTTTTTAAAATTATTATAGTCTTCTTCTAACTCCTGGAATTCAGTCATACTATATTTATAGTCACGTTTTTCTTCAAAAGTTAAAGATCGGTAATACTTCACTGTATTGAAGCCGTTATCTCTAGCCGTGCTATGGAACTTGAAAAAAGGATGCCCAGTTAATAACATTTCTAAATTATGAAATTTTCTAGAGCCAGTATACTTGTCAAACAAAGGATGTATTTCTTTTAAATTAGTGTAGTCATCGATATTGTCGCTGATATTAAAAACAGTCGGCCTTCCTTCTATTCTTGACATAAAACATTTATGCATCGTTGTTATGGTTTCCTTTAAGGTATTTCTAGATTCTGTTACCAGCTTTTTAAACTCATCAGTTACCCCAGTTCTATCTTGATAGTCCTGAATATTATTTTTATTTAGTATTCTTTTTCTAATTTCATCGGCTGCAGTGTT